CCGGATTGCGGAGAAATAATAATGTTTACGTTGGTTTTGCCTTTTGCGCGACCACCGGTAGCACGTTGTGGGCGACCAAAACCAGCAGCACCAGCCATCGCGCCCATTGCACCATTCATATTGCCCATAGGATTCATTTGGGCCGTCTGAGCGCCATTCATAGGAACAGCCGTTTGTTGCTGGTTAAACTGATTGTAAGCATCTTGAACGGCTTGAGGGGGCATTCCTGCACCAGAATTGCCCGCACCACCCATTCCCAATGAACCTAAAAGTTGTTGCGCAAATTGTGGGTTGTTTTGAACAAATTGACCCATACCGCCACCAAAATAAGGAGGAAGAGCGCCAATGCCATGTTGCTGTGCGTACCCTTGCGGGGTTGCACCGTAACCACCCATGTGCTGACCCATAGGTTGACGCATTGGCTGCATGTTTTGACGCATGTTGTTTGCCATCATCTGTGGGTTAATCATTGGGTTAGCGCCCGTTAATGCGCCGCCGCCAAATTTCTTTGACCGTTTGGTTTCGCCGCCCCAGCACTTTTCAGCGCGGCCACCTTTGTTCATACCAAACTTTGGATGTTTGCCCGAATACAAGTTCATAGGCGTATCCATTTTGGTACGCTCGTCTTCAGAACCAGACTCCATTGCAGCAGCGCGTTTGGGATTCATGCCACGCTTTAATGAACCGGGACCATAACCCCGCTCAAACATGCCCCTGTGCAAAATTTCAAGAGCCTCGCCCATTGCGTCAAGACCCTCTGGTTTTTTATAGTTAGGGTCACTTACTCTATCGTAAATAGCCTTATACTCTGCATCTCTTTTTGCTTGTATTTTTTTGCTTACTTCGTCTGAAGGGGGATCGGGATAACGTTTAAAACCAGAACTGCCACCAGACATTTTGTGAGCGCGGCCACCCTTTTTCATGCCTTCATCTTCACCAGCGGGGACATTGGAATAACCACCACCCAGTTTATTTACGGCAGTGCGAATGCCCTGAAGGCGGTTTCTTTCTTTTTTACCGGCTTCTGGATACAATGGGTCACGGGGCAAAGTGCTATAAGTTTGAGTTGCAAGGTCCATTCCACGCCTAGAACCTTGAGTAGCAGCATCTATAGACGCTGCTTTAATATATTTACCAAGGCGGCCACCGGAAACCTTGTGCGCACGTTCTTTAAATGCATCTTCTTTAAGAACTTTATGCATTAACTTTTTGTCTTGTGCTTCATCCGTATGCTTTGCAGCACCACCTTTTTTGTGTGGAATATAAGTATCCGCAGCAAGGTTAGGCATACCCCTCATTTTAGGAATGCCCATTTTGCTGGACATGCCCATGCCCTTGCTCTTGTAAGCCATTGCAGCAGCTTGCTTGCGGCCAATAACGCCGCCGCGAGCATTGCCGGTTGTGTTAGATTTTAAATCATTAGGCTCGTTTGGATGTCTTTCTTCATATTGAGCGCCAATTTGAGCGGGAGTTAACTTATATGGATACGGATTATAATTTTCTTCATCTCTGCGTGGTGGCACAGGAACAGGATAATTTGGTATACCTTTTAATGGTTTAAAGGAATTTGATGCTCCACCAGCAGCTTTTTTAGAGCGAGCAGACTTACCAAGGTTCTTGCGAGCCATTTCTCCTTCAACATGGACGCTTTTGCCAACCTTGCCGCCACGTTTAAACTTAGATGGGGTAACAGGCCATTTACCAGCATTGCCGCTATTCAACCCTTCAAACGGGGAACCGCCGCGCTCATCCGTAAAGGATTTGCTGCCATCTGCCAACTTCAAGCCCATGCGCTGCATTTTAGCTGCGGATGCCGACTTTGCTTCTTTCTTATATTCGCTCATTTTATACTCCTGCTGCGTCCAGCATTAAACGTTAGGGTTGTTAACTAACCCATGAATTTCCGGTTTAATAAACTGTTCCGCCTGAGAAGCACTCTCTGGATGAACTGCAATTTCACGGGCCAGTTGCAACATGGCAATCCGTTCTTTGCTTTCTCTATCGGCAGCATGGTTCTGAGCGTCAGACATTGCGCCACTAGCCTTCAATTTAACTTCCGCCATTTTGGCTTCGGAGTCAATCATTTTTGCTCTTGCCATAATCATTTCAGGTTCTTCAGAATTTTTTGGCATAAGATTTGTTGATTCGATCCACTTTTCGTGATCTCTATCTTGATTGCGATGTTGGTCTTCACTGATAGCTTCAGCTTTTTTAATTTTAACTTCTTCCATCTTGGATTGCGCATCCAGCATTCTGGCTTGAGCAATAATCATATTTGGATCAAGCGGCATAGCCTGTGGAGGTGCTGGCGGAACAAACAAGTCCATCGCATCTTCAATGCCAAGCATGGTTAAAATACGTTCATCAACTTTTTTAGCATCGTAAAGTGTTGGGTTGCCCTGTTGCAATTGCTTAATTGCCATTGCTTTTTGAATACGAACTGCATGTGAAGGCGTATTTGGGTCAGCAACGGGAACAAGGTTAATGTTATTTAAAGCGTCAATTAAGGTTTCCGATGTCCATTGGTAAGATGGATACCTGTTATTTTCCCAAAATGCTTCTGGGCATTCTTTAAACAACTCCGCCAGCAACTGAAACTCACGGGCCTGAGCAGCGTGCATACGCTTATGAACGGCAGAGATGACTTTCTGGGCCTGTTCAATCAGCGCAATGGTTGTACCTACCGGAGCCTCTGCGTTGCCCTCACCTACGTTTGTTTCCGTAGTTGAAGCCATACGTTGACCGCTGGTTTCAATCAATTGAAGTAATTGTAAAAATTGACCATCAACACTGCGGTAAGGCAATGGCATAATAGCCGATTGGATTGGGCCGCCGTTTGTGTCAATTGGCATACCGCCGCCGGGAGGAACCCGAAACTCGTTAGTATTTTGCCGACCAGCTTGTTTTGCATACAAGGATCCCGGAAAGTTAGCAAACATTCCGTTATCGATGCACAACCGCCAGCCAGCAGTTAACGCCATCGTGGTGTTACCCACAAGATGAAGAAGACCCAAACCGTAGAAGCCAAAGCCGGGAACGAAGATATAATCAACAAACACTTGCCTACGCAGGAACTGGTCGTCATCTTCCTTCCACCATCTCCGAATTTCTAAAATTTCTGACGAACTTTTGTCTAAAGTAACCCGATATGGAAGCTGAAGACCGGTTGGCCCCTCGTCATCCTCATGCTCGTAGCCGGGAATATCCAATTCGCAATAACACTCATAAATCTCGCGAGGAGAATTATCCGTATTAGTCATATTGCGAGGCATAATGCCCTGAAGCGATTCAATTTTGTCTTCAACCACGTTGTTTTTTGGTGGTTCAGCGTGTGTCAATGGCACATTGCGGTACATGCCAACCAATTGCAGCCGCTTTAGGGTGCTTGGGGGCATCTTAATGACATGGGTGATTCGCTGCGCAGTCGATACCGTTGTTTCAGCATTAGAAACAATGATTTCTGGAATGCTGACAAACTCCGACACTGGACGGCGGCGGATTGGGCAGTAGTAAATTTTCTTAAATGTCGTGCCACCAAAACCCAACGCAAAAAACATCCGTTCCGTATCAGGGTAATATTCGGATGCGGTCACCGTTAGGTAATGGTTAAAGTCTTTCTCCAAGGCTTCAGCCTGAGCATTGATGTTGGCGCTATCCAATCCATCGTTGCGAATCTTAACAGGGCCGCTAGAAGGCAACAACTCGCCGCGAGCGTTGGCTTGAAAGCGAACAATTGACTCTAAAAGCAACGGATGGCGTACAGTTGCCTGTCCTTCAACCGCCGTAGAACCATCTGATGCGTTGCTGCGGGGCGTTTCAATCTTGGTTCCCAACAAATCAAGGCCCATAACGTACTGTTGAAGCAGTTCTTGGCGAGATTCGTTGTCCTGCTCAATCAAACGTTTTAGTTCGTTAGAGATTTGACCCAATGTGCTATTGTCAAGATGAAGCGCAAGATTCTCATGGAAATCTTCTTCGCCATCGTGATTAGGTTTTTCTTGCCCGCCAAACGAAATAGTTACAGAGCCATCTGGTAATTCTACTTTGACGTAAGGAGATTTAGGATTAACCTTAACTTCAGCATCGCCTTCAGCCGTCATATCCATATCAAACGCATCAAAATCGTCTGGCCGATTTCCCAAAACGGGAACTTGACGCATGTTCATGGGGGCTAATGGCATGGCTTACAC